ATAGAAAAAACAGTGAACCAGAAAGAATTTTATGCCAAGAAAATATAGTTACTATCCAGCGTTCGATGGCAAAGGCGCACAGCCAGGCACCGTAAAACTGGTTGCTCTTTGTGCCGCAAAATGGAAAACCAAAAACATGGGTATCTATTCCGTCAGACTCATGCGTAACTCTCATACCGCAGGTAAAAAGATTGGCGACCCAGGTATGGATAAATTCCTATCAGTCCATTCCACTGGTGCAGCCTGTGACGTTGGTTATTCTGACCGCAAGGTTGGCGTAGCCATTTGGGACTTTTTGCTGGCTCACACTAAAGAGCTAGGCATTGAGGAAATACATGACTATGCCTATGACGCAAATCCTAAAGACAAGAACCAGGGCTACGGTCGCGGCTTCAGGTGCTCGCGCGGCGAAAACGTAGCAGGGGTAAAGATTTTTACCGCTACCGATAACGCCGGAAGTTTCGGCGGTAAGTGGTTGCACGTAGAACTATCTCCTGCTATGGCTAAAGACGCAGACAAGTTCACTAAAGCATGGGATGCGGCCATGACCAAGCCAGCATGAGCAATGCGGCGATTATTCTTTTTGCTTTGTTCGGCATCACTGGCCTTGGCTGCATATGTTTGCTACTTGCTGTATGGTTTGAGGCCGTTAAGATTAGCGACAAACCCGAATGACGTTCGCACAATGGATTATTACGGCAGGAGCGACAGTCGGTGCGCTCGGCATAATCTTCCGAACCCTTGTCCTACCTGTATTCAAATGGGCGCAACGGCTTGAAAAAACTGTGACATTTGTGGAGCAACAAATGCTTCCAAACGGGGGGTCATCCCTTCGAGATTCAGTCAACAGAATAGAATCACGTTTAACTGTTGTAGAGGAACATATAACACTTCCACGCTGATAATGTGACAAGTCCTATGACACTCACAGACCTGCTTCTCATCCGTAATTTCCTTTCAAAAGTAGTAGTGAGAGGACCAGAAGAAGACCAGCTTCTCAGTCTTGTGGCACGCATAGATGCCCTACTCACACAACCCCGCCAGGTGTCAGCCGCCTAGTAACATCAGGCTATGACCAGCCCCCGAAACCTGTATGTCTGTCCCCAATGCGGAGAAGCATGGCTATCACAAACAGGTCGGTACTGCGTCGAATGTCGCGTTGAAGGAGAACCCCTAGATGAATCCACAGACGACTGAATACGACCCACCTGCATACTCAATGGCCCTTGTCTATTGGGCTGACGCATGTGGTGGTGACGCAGGCTGGCTAACGCTCGAAGACGTTGAAGACGACGGCGAAGTGCTAGTCCAATCAATAGGTTTCCTAGTATCCACTGAGGACCCAGGTGCCAAACAAAACCATGTGACACTGCTACAAAGCTTCCACGATGGCGACGGAATAAACCTGTTTCATATCCCTGTCGGCATGGTCAGAAAAATAATTCTTCTTACTGCTTGACATTGACGCACCCCACCTGTACTCTGTGTAACAGTACAACACAGAGGAAGGGGCAACGACATGGGAAACCACCGTTACCGCATAACAAAAGAACCACACGGTTCACAAGCATGGCTCAACCAGAGATACATGGATGACCAAGGCAACCGCCGGATATCAGCATCAGCAGCAGCGGCCATTTACGGCCTGCACCCATTCGTCAAACAAGACCAATACGCAGCTGAACTGTTATCAGGTGTAGCACCAACACCAATCCAACCAAACGCTGCAATGGAAACAGGCAACCGTTTAGAAGACACCATCATCCAATGGGCAGGGGACAGGCTCGGAGTAAAATTCTCCACACCTGAAGAACTATTCTGCTACGACGACGACAATGGTTGCCATCTCATCTCAACCCTTGACGGCTGGAACGAAGAAACCAAACACATCCTCGAAGTGAAAACAACCAGCCGTGAATACTCCGGCACACTTCCTGACTACTGGAAAATTCAAGGCATCCAACAAGCCATCTGTTCCAATGCAGACCGTGTGACCTGGGCCATCTTCGACAACACGTTGCGGCTCACACTTGTCGAGCAAGACATTACATACGCCGAAATGGAAGACCACATCAATGCTTCAGCACAATGGCTTAACGCCATCGAGTTAGGCATGGACCCCGCAGGTGTTGTCTACACCTACGAAACAATCTCAACCCGATACATGCAATCACTTGCTGAACCAGTTGAGATACCCAAAGAAGCTGCCGACTTAATCGCCCAGTTGAAGCACGTCAAATCAGAACTGTCTTCATACAAAGCATTAGAAGACAGACTGAAAGCAGAACTGTGTGACCTTATTGGTCCGGCAGAAACAGCAACAATCAATGGCAATATCGTTGCCACATGGAAGGGACAGAAACGGGAATGGTTTGATGCCAAGCGGTTCCAAATTGAAAACCCTGACTTGTCTAAGCAATACACAAAAACAACAAGCAGTAGAACACTGCGCCTTAAAGGAGAATAGTAATGACAAGAGCAACAGGCAGGGCCAGCCGTGGCGGTCCAGGCCAGAACATTAGCGACCAGTCAAAGCATGCCAAGTTTGACCAGTTCGGTAATCGCATTGGCCGATACACAACAAAACCAACAAACCAAAATAGAAAGAAATAGTAATGACAACATCAACCAACCAACCAATCAACAAACTGCTTGACGTACTAACCAAGTACGCAGTGCCAGACCCTAAAATTGTAGGCAAACTACCTAAGGGCGGTCAGCAGTTGTCCTTCGTCGGCCACGCGGATATTACAAAAATGCTAATCGAAGTGGATTCTTCATGGACATGGGAACCAGTAGCGTTTGATACCGACGGGCTACCTGCCTACCGTGTAGAAAACGGCATGGCACACATGGCAGGATGGCTCACCATTCACGGCGTACGTCGTTTAGGTATCGGTTCAGTAACCCACAACAAACCAGACTTGCTAAAAGAATTAGCATCAGACTTTCTACGTAACGCAGCAATGCGATTCGGTATCTGCCTGGCATTGTGGACTAAACAAGAATGGGAAGACCTTGGTGGAACACCATCGAGCGTCACACCAGCCCGTGCTACAGGACCAAAGCCAACAGCAGAACCAACCGATGCTGACGCACCACTGACCCAAGAACAAATTGAAGCGTTCAATGCGGCCTGTGGCAAAGCAGAACTATCACCAATCGGTGTATACAAAACAGCCAAAGTAAAGTTCGGGTCAGCAAAACAATCCGACCTTGCCGCATTACGTATCGCTTTCAAAGATGCAACATCAAAGCCAGCACTAACTGAAACGGAGGAATGATGTCAGCTAAACGAACCATTGACACAACCAACAACGAAGCCGGAACGGTATTCATTGGGGTTCGACTGTCAGCAAAACAAACAGCCGAGTTAGACAGCCTTGCAAAACTATGCAACCAATCACGGTCAGGTTTGCTACGCGACCTCATCAGAAAGGCACATGAGAATGTCACCTGGTAAACAAAAAGGAACATCCTTCGAGACACTCATCGTCAGGTACCTACAAACAGTTGGGTTCCCATACGCAGAACGACGCGCCCTACACGGCAACCTAGACAAAGGTGACGTGACAGGATGCGGGCCGTTAGTGTTCGAATGTAAAGCAGCTAAACGACATGAACTGTCAGCCTGGCTACAAGAAACAGAAACAGAACGGGTCAACGCCAACGCTGACTACGGTGTGCTGGTAGTGAAACGCCAAGGTCATGGCACCGGCGAAGAACAATACGCAGTGATGCGATTCGCTGATGCTGTACGCCTATTGAAACAAGCGGGGTACTGACATGCTCGCTGAAGTAGTAATACATTTCGGTAGTGACTGGCGTGATGCAGCTATTTTCTTGTTTGGCATATCAGCAGGGATGCTTTGGGGATTCATCTTTGGTGCCACTTACGAAAGCAAAAAGAAATGACCGAAGAAATGCAACACCCAGATTCTTGCTTTTGCTTTGAATGTCTTGGACCAACCCAGTCCGACCTTATAAGTATCGGCAAAGAACTATTCGAATGTTTAATGAACCGCATATATAACGCCAGCGACTTTGACAGGCTCGGCCCCATCTCTGAACGGGAAAGAACCGCCATTGACGTGTACCTACAAACAACAAGGGGAACCGATGAGATATCCACCACCGACTGAACACGGCAAATCAATGTATCGCCGCATGGGATGCAGATGCGACATCTGTAAGGCCGCTAATGCAGCAAGTAAAAAGAAATACACCAAACTAAAACCACCGAAGGTGTATCTTGATGGTGCGCCATTCGTTGCCATCATTGAACGAGCTGGCATGATTCGAGAGTTTGACTATAGACAGATTGACCGTTGGCTTGCTAATGGTGTGAGTGTTTACACTGCCGACTTTTGGTGTACCAAACTTGGCTATCACCCGACTGAAGTGTTTGGGTCTGAGTTTTACCGTGGTTGTTTCGATGAGGAGTACGCAGCATGAGCGAGTACATACACCAGGATGATGCCTATGAATGGCTCCAAGAAAAAGGTATTCAGTTTGCGGAGCAAGACTTCGCCAAAGTACAAGCCGAGCGTGACGAATTGAAACTTAAAGTGCTTGAACTATCAACCGAAGTTGAACGCCTATCAAGGGAGCTGGCTCGTGGGTGAGATGGAGATAACGGGGTACAACCCTAAGTTCGATTTCAAAACTGACCTTGCATATGGCCATGAAGGAGAGCAGAATCTTATTGATTTCTTTCATGCGTTAAACGCAGGCACAGTGGAAGTAAAAGCAGACAGGTACCGCAATGGCAGAATGGCAGTGGAGACACAGCAGAAGCCCGCACAAGGCGAATGGAAGGACTCTGGAATCAACGTGACCACCGCACAATGGTGGGCATATCGGTTCGCTCCGGACTCCTACGTACTCGTATCTGTTCAACGCTTAAAGAACTATCTACGCTACAACTACGACCGCCTCGAAAAAAGAGACTTCGCCCCCCAATCCAACAACCCCGCAAGAGGATTCCTCTTGTTCCCCCATCACGTACAAGACCTACAAACGTCAGAACTTTACGACTGACTGATAGACTTCGTTTGCGTAGAGAAACGGGAACGCAGCCAACCAACAAGGAGGCACCATGCGAAAAATCATATTCATCTTTGCCATATTCATGGCAACCACAGCAACACCAGCACAAGCAACCAGCAAAGAAGACCTAGTAATGCCCTGGCGGTTTTACGCCCGTGTAGCACAATGCGAAACAGGCAAAGATGCCAAAGGCAAAATAGAATGGCACTACAAAAGCCGGACATACATCACAGCTTTTGGCATGACACGCCGCACATTCCACAGATGGTCAGGCAAACGAACCACCAAAGGCATGACCAAATACGACATGGCAAAAATCGTAGACCGCGTAGCTTTCCTCGGCTGGACAACCCCCAAAGGAGAATACGTCTGGCCAGTCGGCCCATACGGGTGGGCTGTAATCAAACAGCAAAACTGCATGGGTCTACAACAAATAGTTTGCAACTCAAAACACCCGAAAGTCCAACGGTGGAAAAGATACTGTTGACACCGCTTCAATCTGTCTATACTATGAATCCAATGAAGGGCATCTCACTGAAACAACACTGGCACTGCCCACGATGCAAAGTCTCAGTGACCACCTACATAACCCTCTCAACCCCACCACAACACCGTTGTCTAAAGGCTGCGAACCAACCCAAACCACTACAACCCTCGGAAGGGGAACCCAATGGCAAGTAACACAATCACCATCCACGGAAAACTCGGCAAAGAACCCGACCTTAGATACACCGGCAGTCAAATGGCTGTAGTTGAATTCTCCGTAGCCACAACATCCGGCAAAGACGACAAGAAAAAAACCACCTGGTTCGAAGTAAAAGTATTCGGTCAGCTCGCAGAAAACGTAGCCAACACCCTCACCAAAGGCGACAACGTAGTCATCGTCGGCCGCATGGAAACAGATGAGTACACCAAAAAAGACGGTACGCAAGGCAAGTTCACATCGCTAATCGCAGACGAAGTTGGTGCGTCATGCCGTTGGAACGCATGGGTGAAAGACCAAACGAACCAAACTGTTGCCCGTATCGGCACAGTAGGCAAGGCCATGCCAACAGCATCAGCATTGTCAGATGAAGAACCGTTCTAACCCTACGTTCGACGAGTGGGTAGCCTTCGGAATACAACAAAACTGGTGCGGCCCACCAGTCTGTGAGATTCACGACGGCACCCCAATGTCGGCCGCTGAAGAAGAAGATATGTACGAGAACGGTGATGACGTGTGTATCCACATCATCCGCCTGTATCCAGCTCCGGAGCATCGCCTGATGGTCGAAGACAATCATTCACCATCGCAATGGCGTAATGGCTACGGAGTTTGAACTGTGGCAATTCACCCGTGCCGACCCGTTCTGTACGCACTGCGGCACCGGTGAACGCGCACTACGTATCTACCCACAAGACATTCACGACACTTGCCCCTGTGTATGCCATCAAAACAAAACAACTGCTGCTAAACGCGGCATGAAACCAACTAAACCAAAGGCTAAACGTGGCAGGAAACAATACTAACTGGCACGAACAAGCGGCCTGTCTCGGTAAGCCAACAGATTATTTCTTCCCGCCTAACGAAGCAACAGATAAAAAGACAGACCATTATCTGTACGGGCGGGTCATCTGCCGGCATTGCCCCGTGAAAGCAGACTGTCTTGATTTCGCAATGCGCTGCGAACAAGATGAACGGTGGCGGTATGGTCTGTGGGGTGGACTTACCCCGCATGAACGCTGGTTGTATGACCCGAATTGGAAACTAGGCGTGAAACATAAGTAACCCCTATCTCTACCGCCGGAAGGGGTCAGCGGGAGACAGGGGCTACAGATATGAGATTATCAGACAGAGATAATCAGTGGCCTTGAACGTGGGTAGTAGTCCTCAACCATGAATTGCTGCTGGTAGATACGGGCGACACGTTCACTGGGGAACACGGCCGCGAAGGTATGTTCTTTGTGCCAGTGGTCACGGTCAGTACCCCGCCAGTATCGCACGACAGTGCCAGTAAGTTCTGACACGTCAGCAATAACCCATTGTTCAACGTGGGTCGGTGGAATGTATGGCGATACCGAGTGTTCGATACGACGATGCCGCCACCATTTCGAGACATCCTTGTAGATATCTTCCGCTACTAACCACGTCAGTGGTCTAGACAAGGGGTGGCCATGTGGCCACCATATGCGCAACGAATGATTCTGCTATCTCCCCATCGAGCAGTACCGCGGGGGTTATCTCACATAGTTCTGCCAGGTCACACGCCACGCCGATTAGGAATCGTTCGCAGAACGTTATCGGGTCACTACGGTCAGTACCGTGGGTGGTGCTGAACATGAACGTGCCGATGGTGTCACCATCACGGAACATTGTTAGTTCGTAGAGTTTGTTGATAACACTTCTCATGCTGCTGCTCCGCTAATAAATTGGGTTAGTGCGCCTAATATCGAGTAGTCGCCTATCTCCATATCATCACGGTCACAATAAGCCTTTAGTACGGTGTAAGTACCATTGTCAATGTCAGTAACAATGTTGGTCATAAACGTGGCCAAAGATTCCGCGGTAGCCCGCAGTGAAATAAGTTCCTGGTTCATATCGCCACTACTTCCACGTCATCAACGTACATTCCCGCGAGTGTCGGGTCATTCTCACTGTCAATGGTGGCCGATGCTGCCACAAGTTCACCCCAGGCACCATTCAATGCCCGTTCCGCGCCCGCCAGGGTACGGTATAGGCGTGAAGTGTACTGTTCACGGTGAATCTCATCACCGATAAACTCCGCGTCGGCCCATCGTGGGTGGTCAGGGTTAGGACATAGGACCGCCGCGAGACAGTACCTACCTTTTGGCCATGCGTATTTCATGCTGTAACTCCAGTGTTGTCTAGGAACGAATCAGATATAGCCGCAATGGGGACCCCAATTTTTTTGGCCAGGTCAATAAGTTCATCATCGTCATCTATCTCCAGGAATGTGGCATAGGTGGCGTTGTCCATCAGGCTCGTGTCAAGTATGAACGTGTCGGCAGCATCAGTGATAGTGCCATCAGTAGTGTTGATTACGTATCTCATTAGTAATCGTTTCCGTTCTCATCCTGATAGGAAAGAACAACCTTGTAACCAAAGTCTTCTCCCGCCAGATACTTGATACGTTCCATAACGTCATCGAACGTCACTACCGCATCAGCGGCGTGCATATCCTCTAACAAGTCATCTACTATCTGGTCTACGTCGTATGTGAGAACTTGCATCACGTTGATACGTGTCACAATGTCCCCATCATCGTTAGTTACTGTCTGTTTCATTGTTCACCCTTTCAATGGTGGTTGTCACGCCCGTAGGCGCGGTACGCGGGTCACGAATCGAACGTGACAAGGCCACCCCTGGCCCCGCGTGGTGCGATTATCTCGCGCGTTGTGGCATCAGTAGCCCATGAAATTGCATGCCCGTGGTGGTACTTTGCGCGGTCACGTGCATGGGCTTATTGGGGTGGATATTTACTATCTGCACCATGCCCGCATCATCATGCGTACCCTTTTTGGCCTTGCCACTAACGTGCGCGGCAGCAGTGGCCATGTCTGCCAGGTATGGCGCGTGATAGTACGCCCCTGATTCTGTTTCTACGGGCGTGTCAAGAATTGACGCGCACGGTGGAAACTCGACATGAACAACGGGGACATTCAGGTGCGCGGTAGGAACGTTCACATTCTCATAGTTAGTCATAACTTCTAACCTATTGCCATAGTCATAATCCAACACGATGGCCCCGTTGCCCTTGCCGATTGTCTTAGCAGTGTGGAGCAATGCTCCTACTAATTCCACGCCGCCCACCTGGAACGTCTCGCACGATTCGATGCTAGTTTGCGGCACGGTAATGCGGTGCATACGGTACCCATCGGTGGCAGTGAACGTGACGTACTCGCCCGTAGTCACAACCTGAACGGAATGTAGGTGGTATCTGCCTGGCTCCGTAGATATCGCGGGTGCGATACTTTTCGCCAGGGCTACCGCCTGCGCGGTGGTCAGTGTAATTTTCATAGTGTTTCCTTTTCTCTATGGTTGTCTGCCCGTCAAGGTGGCGGGCATTGTGCGCGGTCACGGGTCGAACGTGACTAGGGCCGCCATACGGCCCCGCGCGGTGGTTAGTACGCTGCCTGGCGTTCCCGATTCCATTGGTCTATCTTGTACGGGTCACACGTGACGTACCCGCCGATAATCTCGCCCGTTCCCCAGGTCAATTTTTTTACCATCTCATAGGCGTGAGTGTTCGCCCCCGCCCGTACCGTGAATGACGTTAGGTGGACCCGCCCCGTATCTGTTCGATACTGTATTTGGACTAGATATTTTTTCATCGCGGAAACTCGCGTTCTATCTCATAGATAGCCTGGCAGCGGGCGAATCCCGCCAGGCACAAGGCCACCCCTGGTAGGCACCATGCCATTGACACGGGCAGACCGTAGAACGCGATGGGCGGCAGCAACCACCCCGCACACGCGGCCAGGAATCCGCCGCCGATGGCCGCCAGGGGCCGACGGTATAGGCGGGACCATTGCGCGGGGGTCATCACGTGCGGCGATGACATGACCGCGGGGTGATTCGGAGAGTATCGGGAGCGCGTCACGATTCGCCCCCGTCATACTTGTGGCATTGGCACGGGATATCCCCGACATACTCGCCGCGGTGGTCATCAGGGTCTACCCCGCACGTATCTTTTAGATACGCCCAGACACGCCCCAGGCACTCGCCATCGGTGAACAATTCGCCATCACTTGCGATAATCGCCGCGATTCTTTCCAAGTGGTGAGACATTATCGGCCCCCATTGTTGTAGACAATGCCCACCCATTCGCCGCCATCAGGTAGCGCGAACGTGTCACGCTCCGCGGCAGTGAAAATATCTCGCGGGAGAGTGTGGTCATTCCATGCGGCATCGGCCCTATTCCAATAGTGACCCACCCAACGGAACGCCCCGCCGATGACCGCACACGTAGGTTCACCCGTGCGGCGAATCATAAAGGCATCATACCCCTGGCCGCGCATGCGGCTAAATACGTCGGATTCGTGTTCCATTATCGGCCTACCTTGTCAAGTTGGCACCCGTGGCACTCGCACACGGCGGCAGCATCATCAGGGAGCGCGCGCATCGCATCGGCGGCCTTGTTCCCCGTGGTGAACGTATCGGCGGCCATATCACGCGGCAGAATGTGACCATAGCGGCACCACACTGTCACACGATGGGCGCGTGTCTCATTGTTCATGTCTCCCGCGAGTGATTCGCGGACCGCCAGGGACCCGCCCGCCAGGTGGCGGAAACTATTTAGGCGAGAATGAAAGAAACGGCGCGTAGATTCTGAAAAGTAATACCCCTGTAATTTCGCGGGAATCTGGCGAGTATCCCACACGTCGGAGAGATTCGCGGAACGCCCGCGGCACCCGCCACACTCGCACGGGAATGTCACGCCCGCGGCCTTGTCTACCGTCACCCATTCGCCCATCGGTAACGCCGCGAAACACTCGCCGCACAATGATTCATGGTCTAGTAATGGTGCCGCGCATTGCTGGCACTGTTTTTCTATTGTTGTCATGGTCTAACCCTTTCATGGTTATGTTCTGCCCATTGTTGGGCATAGTGGGCGGCCGCGCGATGAACGCGACAAGGGTCTAACCCCGCCCGATGGAATTGTGCCACAGATTACGGGGCCAGGTCAAGCACCCCGCCGCGGCTCCTTACCGCTGCCACCACAACGCCAACAACCACCGTCGGCCCATTGGCCGCCCGCGGTCATCTGCCAGAACGTACCCGCCCCTGAACACTTGCGACATGACGCGCCACCGTTGGCCTTGTTCGCTGCCGCACGGTCACGGCGGTCTATACGTGCCTGTAGTTCATTGCGCACCGCGCACGCGTGTTCCCATGACAACCCCGCCAGGAATCGCGGGCCGCACACTTTCACGATTACGTCGTCAAGGCTCCGCACACGCGCCACCGCTGCCAGGGCCGCCAGGGCGCCGCCATCAACCAATTCGGCCCGCCACGATTCCCGCAACACGTCAAGCGCGGCCAATTCCGCCGCTGCTGCTGCCGCACGTTCCGCCACCACGTCGGGGGCCATCTGCTCCCGCATGAAACGGGCGAACAACGCCGCACACGACACGGGCGCGACAGAATCGCACCACCGCCACCACGTCGCGCGCGACGGGTCAGGTAACGCCGATGAATCGGCATCGGCACATTTCAACACGCCCGCGTCATATATGCCCGCATACGCCGCCACACGCTGCCCACAACCCGCACACGCTCCCGCGTACTTATTCGCGCCCATCAGTTTGCCGCCCTGGTACGTGCCACAATGACCGCCAACTCACGCGCGAATTTTTCCGCTGCCGCGTCGTACAACACGAAAGAATCCACAGATTCAACAGAACAGAACGCCGACCAATTACGGCCCCCAACTTTACGGCGCACCACCGTTCCACCCTGAACGCGATACCACCCCGCAACATCTACCGCGTGCGAATAGTCGGGCCGCATATAAGTGAGATACCCCCGCTGCTCCGATTCCGTTAGCCCATATTCCATAATTCTGCCCTTTCACGACATAGCACCACCTGGCACCACCTATCAGAGTAGCCGCATACGTGCCACGGGTCAAGTACCCCCGCCAAGCACCACCACACGCCCCACAACACCGCCAGAATCACCACCCCACCCGCCATAGGTAGCGGGGACCGCTAGTTACTGTTAGCACTGTGCTTGCTTTTGTTAGCACGTGGGCAAGGCCGCCAGGCCGCGGCAGTATCCGCCGACTACTTGGGATTAGACGGTGACTGTTCGCTTAGTAACCGCCGACTACTACGCCGCGAACGTCGCCCCTACTGCTAAGTATCCAATGACCACCACCCCGCCAGAATCTCACTCTACGTAGCCGCGCGCCCACGGAAAGGAGCCTACCGACCTGTAGGTAGTTGTAGACCACAACTAACGCAACTGGGGGTCTGCCGAGGCTACGGGGGGGCGTATATATGTATTATCGCTTTGGTGGGGATTCACTCTTTTGGTGTGTGTCACTTTGCGTGGTTACGTGGTTGCTGTGTGTGGCCGATTATGTGGAACACTTGGCGGGGCCGGAGGCAGCTTTCTGGAGACTGTAAATTTCTATGGCAAAGAAACGGGGCGGAACCTGTCCACCAGACGTACTCCCTTTCACTGCAAACAACCGATGGCGAAGCCGAGGGCGTTAGCCGCGCCAGCGGAATGTCAGGGGTGTCTTTAGCTTCCCCCCACGGTTTAGATACCAAACTGATACCACGGTCGCCGTAAGCCAAAGATTTTTTTAGCCGACACCGGAATGTTAATAATATGACGTTTATTACGCTGCTTGAAACTCTCACACAATAGGGGAACAACCATCTTTTTCAGATGTTCTTGATTGCAGGTTTCATCTACCCCAGTTCCCTGGTGTGAAATGTCCCGCAACATGCAACAGTTGTACGACCATGCCTGCCTTGACGTTTCCCAACGTGGAGGTCTTGTGAAGTTGCTGTCAGCATAGCAGATGGTGTTAGTGTTTCCACATGAAACAAAAACCTGTTTGGGAAAAGACAAATCCTAAAAAGAAATCCACTCCTTTAACGTCTTCTCAGAAGGCATCGGCCAAGGCGCGAGCTAAAAAAGCTGGTCGGCCGTATCCGAATCTTGTTGATAACATGGCTGCATCCCGAAACAAAAAAGGAAAGTAATATGCCACAGGTAGGAAAAAAGAAGTTCCCATACACAGCAGCCGGAATGAAAGATGCCAAGATGGCAGCTAAGAAATCTGGCAAGAAGATGGTTTCGGCTCCTAAAAAGAAGAAGTAATGCCTGAAGATTCTCGCCTTAAACGAGCAGGTGTCACTGGGTACAACAAACCAAAGGCAACCCCTAAGCATCCAACTAAATCACACGTGGTTGTAGCCAAAGTAGGCGACCAAGTGAAAACGATACGGTTTGGACAACAGGGTGTTAAGGGTTCTCCTGATGGGTCTGCCCGTAACAAAGCGTTCAAAGACCGTCATGCTTCTAACATTGCTAAAGGAAAAATGTCTGCCGCATACTGGGCAAACAAAGTAAAGTGGTAAACCCATAGTGGTACCCTTATATACACATGGGTACTAAACGTTCAGTCTCTCCAGCAGACAAAGCTAAATTCTTTGCTGCTATCTCCGCCGGTAAAACCATCGGGGATGCTTCCCGTGTCGCTGGAATCCACATCAACACAGGTTCCAAATGGTTAGCGAAAGCTAAAACCCTTCAAGCCGCACATGACCTTGAAACGTTAAAAGGTAACAAGTCTCGCGCCCATTCCGGTGGCGTACAAAACGACTCATACAACGCTTTCATGGAAGCCATTGATTTACCGTCTGCTATCCCGCATGACCAGTTGTGTGAAGAAGCCATCAGAGGGTTAGAAGATTTTGGGTTTTTCCGTGAGTATTACCTTGGTCGTGTACCTTCACCTTGGCAGGTGGATGCGGCCCTAAAAATTGTTGAATGGCTCGAATCAGAAGAAAAAGAATTCGTAGTAATCAACGTACCCCCTGGTGCTGGCAAGTCCACGTTGTTCCATGATGTTGCGGTGTGGGCTATCTGTCGTAAACGAGACATCCGAATAATGATTGGGTCAGTATCACAGAACATGGCGAAGTTGTATTCCCGCCGTATCCGTGAAACCCTTGAACGACCTATGCCTATGCTTCCCGACCCGATGCTTGTCAAGAAGGGACTGGCACAGGATGCTTTGGGTTGTCTCAGTATTGACTATGGCAGGTTCAGACCTACAGATAAAGGAGCGTTATGGAGGGCAGACGAATTTGTTGTGGAACAAATCGGTGGCAACGGGTTGGACAACAAAGAACCAACCGTACGCGCCTACGGTATTGAAGCAGAATTCATTGGACACCGCGCCGACCTATGCCTTTTTGACGACGTGGCCTCACCCGACAACACCCGTGAATCAGCTTCACGAGACAAACTGTTGGAACGATGGGATGGCGTGGCGGAAGCCCGTGTAGACCCAGGCGGTTTGCTATGTGTCATCGGCCAGCGTCTAGGAGCAGGCGACTTGTACGCCCATTGTTTAGCGAAAGTTTCGTATGACGACCTTGATGAAGATTACGACGGGTCAGACATTGAAACACCTGAACAGGTTGACGCAATGGAACCCCTCAAATCATCCAAGTACCGCCATATTGTGTATCAGGCGTACTACCCAGAACTAGACACCGGCAAAGAATCACGCCGTTTTGACTCCCCCGCCTACCCTGACGGGCCACTGTTAGACCCTAAACGTCTACCGTGGAAAGACCTATCGTTCATTCGACACTCCAAACCTGACGTTTTCCGTGTTGTGTACCAGCAAGAAGAACTAGAACTAGACGGATATCTCATATCTAAGACATGGATATACGGCGGCCAAGGAGATGACGGGGTTACATACCCTGGCTGTATTGATGACGACCGCAACCACGGTCAAATCCCCCCAGGACTAGCCCCACCTGTACTGTCCGTAGTATCCATTGACCCTTCCCCCACGAAGTTCTGGGCTTTAACATGGATGCTGTACCAACCAGAACTAAACCTTTATCACGTAGTAGATATCGAGCGTTGCAAACTAACCGCTGAAGAACTACTGGGATACAACACCACCACAGGTGACTATTCGGGCATTATGGATGACTGGCAAGAACGTTCATTCCGTATGGGCTACCCAATATCCCATTGGATTGTTGAAATCAACGCCGCACAACGGTTCCTTCTACAGCACGACTTTGTACGTAAATGGGCTTCCCGTAATATGGTCAACATCCTTCCTCACACCACCAGCCGTAACAAACTGGATGAGAAACTGGGTGTTGAAGCGTTACTACCCCAGATTTTCAGGACAGGAAATATACGTTTGCCAAATAACCGTATAACTTGGAAGACAATGGCAGCTGTTGGGGAGTTAACTTCGTGGACTACAGACAAAAAGAACGGCACAGACATTGTTATGTCTATATGGATGGCTGTTCTGAACATCCCTAACTTGTCTACAGCCAAACTTCCACCCCGACAATGGCGACCTTCGTGGCTTAACTCGTGAACCGTGTGTTATCGTTATATTGTTTGAGTCACACTAAAGGTCCTGCATGAAATCAATCGAAGAAATAGTTGACCTTTACCGCCAACGTGTAACAGCACAAGGCCCTGTCCTTTCACAAATGCGCCAAGTCCGTCAACTCGCTAATGGTGACGTTGTTGTTCCATTAAACGAACTGGACCGTAACACTAAATCTTCCGTTGCAAACCTACTGGTACAAGGATTAGACCAGATGGCTATGCGTGTTTCCTCAACAATGCCGGTACCTTATTTCCCTGCTTTGCGTGAAGGTCAAGACCGCAGCATGAAATTGGCTCGTGACCGCAAGCGAGCAATGCTTTCTATTTGGGACCAGAACCGTATGAACATGAAGATGCGCCGACGTGCGCGTCACCTTCTTGCATACAGCAACTCACCTATTTACATTAAGCCTAACTTTGACAAACTGATTCCAGAATGGCAGTTACGCAACCCACTAGATACCTTTCCTGCACCGTCAGTAGACCTTGACAACCCAGTACCGATGGACTGTATCTTTTCGTACAGTCGCAGCTACCAATGGTTGACACAAAACTTTGGTTACGCAGTAGATGGAAGCCTTCGCGTGGGTAAACCACAACAAGACGACATGTTCACCATCCTTGAATACGTATCACCAGACGAAGTAGTTACCCTTGTTATGGGATACGAAAAAGAACGTGACCCTATTAGTGGCACTGCATACTTTGGTTCACCAGCTGTAGAACTATCCCGCATTGTCAACCGCACAGGTATGCCTCTTGTTATCGTTCCGCAAAGAATCACACTTGACAAAGCACACGGACAATTTGACGGTCTACTAGGCATGTACTACACCCGTGCAAGATTGCAAGCCCTCACCGAAATTGCTATCGAGCGTGGCATCTTCCCAGACGAATACCTAATTGCCCGACCTGGTGAAAACCCAGAGATTATCCAAATCGCTGAAGGAAAATCAGGACAACTTGGTGTTGTTAAGGGTGGCGACATCCAACAGTTGCAGTCAAACCCTGGCTACAAAACAGACGTTGCATTAGATAGGCTTGAACGCCAAGAACGCCTCGAAGGTGCCATCCCTGCCGAGTTTGGTGGAGAATCAGGAACCAACATTCGTACAGGTCGCCGTGGAGATTCAATCCTTGCAGCAACCGTAGACTTCCGAGTTCAAGAAGCACAAGAAATCTTCTCGTCATCCATGATTGAAGAAGACAAAATTGCTATTGCAATAGAAAAAAACTATTGGGGCAACACCGGCAAATCATTCTTTATGCCAGGCATGGGTGGTGGAATCAAAGATTACACACCAAACAAACTATGGGAAACAGACTTCCACTATGTTGCGTATTCCGCAGCAGGTTCAGATGTCAACAGCCTTATTGTTGGTTTAGGTCAGCGTCTTGGTACAGGGCTTATGTCTAAAGAATCAGCCCGTGAAGCAGACCCTCTCATCTCAGACCCAGAACTAGAGAAAGACCGTCTTGTTTCTGAAGGTATTGAAGCAGCATTGTTGTCTTCTATCCAGACACAAGCCGCAGACCCTAACGGTCCATACCAGCCAGACGATTTGGCTTACATTGCTATGCAAGTTGCGTCTAACAAGATGAGTCTTTCTGAAGCAATCATGGCTGCACAGAAACGCGCACAAGAACGTCAAGCTGCACAGGTTCCTGCTGGTTCACCAGAAGCACAACCTGGATTGTCTGCACCTGGTATGGGTATGGAAGCTGGCGTGGGTGGACCTGCTGGTCCTCCGCAACTTGGAGATTTACTTGGTCGTCTTGGTGGGGGTGCGGGTGCCGCAGCACAACCACAATCACCTGGCGGCGTAATGTCACTTGCTAATCAATTGGGGGCTTAATGTCTGACTATTCAAACCGTACCGACTTGCAGAATCCTGCGGCAAAGATTGCTGCAACAGCAGCTAAAGGCCAAGCATATGGTGAAGCTGGTAAACAAATCGCTGCCCAACAGGCTGTACCGATGGGGGCTTCTCCTGCTTCGATGATGCCACAAGGCATTGTCCCTGGTTCTATGGGTGCGTTAGACCGCATGACGGAACGACCAAACGAACCAATTACTGCTGGTATGGATTTTGGTGCCGGACCAAGCATGGCGCAAGCGGGTATTCCTATTGTTGCCCCAGGATTTAATGATGCTATTGAAGAACTAAAAGTTTTGTATCGTCAATTTCCTAATGATGATTTAGCTAACTTGTTATCTGCAATGCTTAATGAAGGTGCATAGTGACTAAAACAAATAGTTTTGCTGTAGATAGTGTTATTTTTGACACCCTCCAAGCAGAGAACGCCAAAGTTGAACAGTTCAAATCACAAGCAACTCCGCAGGTTTCGTCGCGTCTTGGAGAAATACATAAGGTTTACCCAGGGTTGGGTCTTGGCGTAAAACTTGCTATGGCTAAATCAGGTATGTCTAACGAAACCATTGACAAGATTTACCCTCACGGAACATCAGCAGCATTGCAAGCGTCTACTCAACCTAAGAAAGAAAAATCTTGGTTTGAACGCAACGTAATGGATAAAGCAAAAACTGGTGCGCGTTACGGTTTTGCAGCGTTGAACCTTCCGTTGGACATTGTTCAAGGTGCAGCAGCACAAGCGTTTGATAACAACGGCGACATTGATGGTTGGTTTATTTCTACTGACCTTGGTTCGTTGATTGCTAACGATACTGAAGCCGGTTCAGGTTTCTTTATGGGCGGGAAAGCCCGTGAACTTCAAGCCGAACGCGCACGTAGATACCGTGGAACTATCGGTGGACATGCGTGGACTATTGGGCGTGGACTTGCCAGTACAGTTTTTACACCAGACACTATGGCTTTCAATCTTATGTCCGGAGCTTTTGATGCT